GCAGATCACGTAATTAAAACTGCAACTCTGAACACGGATGGGTTTTTAGGCGGTGTCCTTACAAACTCCACTACTGCTGGACAGGCTGATTGCTTTAGTGCAGATGCCGATGGAAGCAACGACTTTATCACAATGAACGGCAGCACAACTGGTGGATTAGCAGGAAGCAGAATTCATCTCGTTTGTATTGATGGAGAGAACTGGGCTGTTGATGGTCAATTAGTCGCTACCGGAACTGCGGCTACTTGTTTCGGTGACGCACAGATCTAATAGATAANAATNANTTAANNTATATTATTTTTCCCCCCTTTCTTCGGATTGGGGGGTTTTTTCGAAAATGACGATCTGCCACATTTTTTCGCCGCCAAATTTTTGAGATTTTCGCTTTTTTAGACTAGTTACTACATAAAACAGGAGTTTTTTATGGGTAGAAAAAGAAGGTTGAATTCAGCCAAAACAAAGTTTAACGCCAAACACGCTAATCACCCGAGAGCGCGGTTTTTGGCAACCCAAACGGATGAAGAAACAGAAGCCACACCCACCATAACGGAGAGCGTGACCACACCCGAAGTTACAGCCGATCCGGTCCCCGAAACCACAACTGGGCCAACTTTAACGGCAAAGACACCGGAGACCGCTACTATAGTGACCCCGGAGATCACCAAACCGACGAAAACAGCAAAAACCACCACTTCTCGGAAGAAGACCGCAACACCGCGCAAGAAAGCTACTTCGACAACGCGAAAAACAACGAAGAGAACCACAAAAAAGAAGACTACTTCGACAACGACGTAAAATAGCTCACTCTTTAGCAGAACCCTTCACGTTGCGTGGAGCTTTTGCGTGTAAGAAACTAATTACACAGAGGAGACTTTTTTATGCCCACGAATCTTAATCCGAAATCCGAAGTAAGCGCCATTGTGCTGCCCTCTGCCGGCACCCCTAGTAAAGTATCTTCGGGCGTTGTATTTGGTATGTATACTGGATCTATAGATTTCTTGAGTGGCGCCTCCGATCAGGTTAGCTATGTCTACAGGAAGCTCGGTGGCGATGTTGTTGATATCGAGCTGACGCCCGACAACGTATATGCGGCGTATGAAGAGGCAGTCTTAGAATATTCCTATATGATCAACCTCCATCAGGGCAAAAATGCTCTTTCTAGCTATTTGGGCGAGACCACTGGAACTTTTGATCACAATGGAGAGTTTAAAGGGGGAGATACTCTTAGCGGTTCTAACGTTAATCTTAAATTCCCTCGTTTTTCTCTGGGTTATTCGCGCCGAGTGGGCGATGGTGCGGCCGCAGCCGGCGGCTTTGGCGGAACCATTCCTCAATATTCCGCATCTTTTAATCCCGTAGCAGATCAGCAAGATTACGATATTCAAAAGATAATTATGGATGCCTCTACGTCTGGCGTTGATGATGCGGGAAATGTGGTGCCCTACGCCGGCAAAGTTGGGGAGAAGAGGGTTTTAGTTACTAAAGTTTTCTTTCGCTCTCCGCGGTCAATGTGGCGCTTCTACGGCTATTATGGCGGCATAGGAGTGGTCGGAAATTATTCCACTTATGGCCAGTTTGCGGATGATTCTACATTCGAGATTATCCCCACATGGCAGAACAAAATGCAGGCGATTATGTATGAAGATTCACTCATGACTCGCACCTCTAATTATGCATATGAGCTTATAAACAACAAACTACGTCTTTTCCCTAACCCGAGTTACTGGGATTTCGGAGCGCTTGATCGTATTTGGGTTAAGTTTTACGTAGATTTAGACCCTTGGTCGAACGCTGCCGACGAATACCAGACCGGTGTCGACGGAATCAATAATCTAAATACGCTTCCCTTTGATAATCTTCCATATACGAATATTAATGCGATCGGTAAACAATGGATACGAAAATATGCGCTAGCGCTTTGCAAAGAGATGCTAGGGCAAATTAGAGGCAAATTTCAGACGATGCCAATTCCAGGTGAAAGCGTAACGCTAAATCATGCGGAATTACTCTCTCAAGCTAAAGAAGAGCAGACGGCACTGAAAGATAAGTTGATGGAGATGCTTAAAGAGATGGAATACCCGGCTCTGGCGAAGCAAGATCAAGAGCTGACGGAAGCTGCTTCCAACGTTTTAAAGATCACGCCGTTGCCGATTTTTGTGGGGTGATATTAAATGTCGGATGAATGGAACAGACCAAAGAACCCTCCGCCTCCCCTCTTCTTAGGAAAGAAAGAGCGAGATCTAGTAAAACAGGTCAATGATGAACTCATTGAGAAAGTTATTGGCCAGCAGATCCTCTATTATCCCATTGATATGGAGCGCACCAATTTTCATGAGTTGTATGGCGAAGCGATTGATAAAACATTCCTGTCGCCAGTGCGAGTATATGCGCTGGTAGAATTTACTATGTTTGAAACGGAATACATGGAAGGAGCGGGAATTGATAAAACTTGGGAAATTATGGTTCACTTCCATCGTCGACGCCTCACAGAAGATCAAAACCTCTATGTAAGAGAGGGGGATTTTGTATTATACGGAGAATATTATTACGAGATCGTTAAACTTTCGGAGCCAACTAAGTTGTTTGGTCAAGTAGAACACAGTTTTGAAATTGCAGCAACTTGCAAGAGAGCAAGAAAGGGGTTATTTGATGCTACCTGATAATTTTGATTTCGCAATGCTTCCCTCCGGATCATCTGCGCATACTTTACGTGAACTGGGCATGCTAGAGTCGACTATTGAGAATATCGACTATGCTATGATGTCATGGGTTAAAGAAGACTTGGGTCTTCGCGCCACAACGAATGAGGGATTTGTTGATGTGCCCGTTTTGTGGCAAGTGCCCGAAAGATCCTATCAGGTAAAACACGAAAAAGCTTTGCGCGATCACGGCGGTGCACTAAAGTTGCCATTAATCAGCGTTGAGAGGACCGGCGTTGTTAAAGATCCCTCCAAGCGCGGCGCCTTTCAGGCTAATACCTATTCGGTAGATCATAATGGCAGATCTGGCAGAATGGTGTTGGCAAAAAGAATTGTTCAAGATAAAACGCGAAATTTTGCAGGCGTGGGTAACACTCGTAATGACTTGGGAGTAAAAAGACAGCGCAATACCCCGAGAGTCAATAAGAAGATTGTTATCCAGAGCCTCTCTATTCCGACTCCAGTTTATGTAACTGTTGCGTATAAAATAAATATTAAATCAGAATATCAACAGCAAATGAATGAGATGGTCGCCCCATTTATGACGCGCACAGGTCAAACTAATGCGTTTACTATGAGGCGCAATGGTCACTTATATGAGGCATTTATTCAGCAAGATTTCGCCCAATCGAATAATGTGGCTAATTTGGGAGAAGATATGCGTATGTATAATACAGATATTACAATTGAGGTTCTAGGATATTTGATTGGCGAAGGAGAGAACGATGATCGCCCTATTGTGCGCGTCGATGAAAACACAGTAGAGGTGAGTTTTCCCCAAGAACAAGTAGCGCCCCCTGGTGTTCCGAATATTTTTGGAAAATTAATGGGATGATCAACGAAGACTTTTTATCAGTTCCTGAACTGGCTTTTAGTTCCTTTTGAGATTAAAAATACTATTTAAATAATGATTGCGCTATCATTTGCGACGTTTTTATAAGAGGAAAGCAATATGTCAGTTAAAAGTTTTAAGTTTGTATCTCCTGGAGTGTTTATTAACGAGATTGATAACTCGTTTATCCCCAAGTCGGCTGATGCTATCGGCCCTGTGGTTATCGGCAGGTCCCGAAGTGGTTTAGCTATGACGCCTATTAAGGTTCAGTCATACGAAGAGTTCGTTCAGATGTTCGGCGATACTGTTCCTGGCGGTGCTGGTGGCGATATTTATCGCGACGGCAACTACCAATCTCCCATGTATGGAACATACGCTGCGAAAGCTTTCCTCCGTGCAAATGTGGCTCCTCTTACTTATATTCGCCTTTTGGGTCAGCAGCGCACAGATAACGACGGATCCAACGCCGCGCGGGCGGGTTGGCAAGTTCCCGGCACCCCTCATTCTACAACCACTGGCCCTGCTGCTAACGGCGGAGCCTATGGCTTGTGGGTGTGGCCGTCTTCTTCGACTT